TTACCTGCTTTGTCGTGTACTTGTCTCAATGAATAACACCAGTCAAGATTTCGTCTTTGAATTGTTTCAACACAAGTCTGTACATGACGGTCTCCTAACCAATTATCTTGGTCAAGATACATCACATATTCAGTATCGACTAAATGGGTAAACGCTGCATAGACACGGTGTCCATAAAAACCTTTGGCCCCGACATTGATTGGTAAACCACACATTATAATATTTTTATAATTTGGATGTTGCTCAAATTGTTTAATATGATTCTTTACAGCATAAACATATTCAGGTCCATCACAAACAATATAACACTTGGTTTCGTATGTTTGATTTAATACAGATTTAATTGCTTCGTGTACTTCTGCTGCGCCAGTAGTTGGTATAATCACAGTTGCGGTCATAATTAATCTCTTGTCAGTTTTAAAATCTTTTCTATTTGTGCTTCAATTACGGGTTTACGATTTGGCCAATATATGTATTCTTTGTCTCCAGTAGAATGTAATTTGGTTAAGAAGGGTACAATCATCTTTTCTAATTCATTCAATCTTGCTTTATAATCTTCTGCCGTTGCAGCAGTTTTATTAATTACTGAATTATATTCTTCTTCGGATACAGCAGAGAAACCAAAATCATTATCATCTGCGTATTGTTTAGCGAGTTTATCAAAATCAATTAATCCCATATTTCACCTTTATCTATAACTATAATCACACATAATTCTTGTTGGGTATCCGTCACCGCCTTGTGTATCACGAATATTCACTTTTAGAATATACTTTTGCGTTTCTATTTCCATATCTATCCTTTTTCCCGTACCGGTTTTTCCACCGTAATATACTGTACAAGATAAAGGAGTTGCTGCTTTTTCCATGTATGGTTTATCAATCTCATACACTTTAATACTGCCGCCAATTTTGTGTACGATAGTATAACCATGACCAATGCCAGACTTTAAGAAATCTTTAAGATTGGATTTCTGTGCTGGTGTCATTGTTTTAAATACATCTTCTGAATATCCTTGTTTCAATTTACCATTGTAGATATCACAAAACAATTCATTCTTAATGTTAAACATTTCTAACAATTTTATTCCATTAGGATTTTCAATTTTACCGCTCTTGATTTCAGATGTCAGAAAAACTTGTTTAATGCCAGAATTAAAAAATGTTACAGTACCAGAAGTTTTTAAACTTAAATAGTATTCTTTCTTTTGACTAATTAAGGTTACATCACTAACAACTTGTCCTAAATTATTATCTCTAACGGGTATCTTAGATGAAATCAAAACTTTTGGTGTGTATACGATTGGTCGTCTATTGTTTAATTCACCAACAGTTTTAACTTCAATCTCTACCTTTAATTCTTTTAACTCTTTTAATTTATAGATTTCAGCAACATCTTCAACTGCTTTAGATAACTTCATATCTTGTTCTTCGCCAGCCCACCACTTTTCAATTGCTGTTGCAAAGATACCTTCAAAAGCATTACCTTGATTCTTTACGCCTCGACCACCAGAAGAACCTTCACCAAATTTCATGGTGATTCTTTGTGCTTTTGCTTTAACTTTTAATTGTCTTAAATCAACTTCACCTGAAAGTCTACGGGTAACATTAATCTTACTCAATTTGAGTGGATCGATATTGATAGGTGATGTCTCTTTAGGAAACATCTTTTTAAGTGTTCCAAATACACTAATGATTTCGCCTACACGGAGCTTATCTCCTCGTAGGGTCTTTTGTATTTCAGCAGCAGAAGTAGGAAAAAATGTGTACGCCATGTAAATCTCCATTTTGTTAAGGAGTATTTATTATACACACCTACCGGATGATGTCAATGTTTGTATCATTAGTCCAGACTTCAACTGTTGTACGGAGGCGACCTTCTGCTTTAAGTGTTTCATATCGATTTGTTGCCTTCTGCTTCCACCACTCAACGATGTTGTTTAATTCATGTTTTTGATAGTTTTCACCTGGAATCAAAGTATCGGTTTTGCAATTTATGTAATCAACGGAATTCTTAAATCCATAATCTGAAGTATAATATCTTTTCTTTTCTGTCAACTTTTTGGCGTTCTCAATCGTTAAAGAGAATGCCTCCCCTTCAGGTGTACCTTTAAGTGCTGCTTTAGTTAAAGCAATAATTTTAGTAAAAGTTCTTAGTTTTCTACTGGTGGTCGATGTATCACCTGCCAACAAATCTCCGGTAATATTCTCAACATAGTTCTTCAAATCATGGTATCTTTGACCGTGCATCATTGGTACGATATCAGATTCAGTAAGACCACGAAAACGAATATATGGTTTCATGCCATCATATTGTGATACTGACTTGGTACTTCCGTATAGACTGGTAGTTTCAAATAGACATACATTCATATTATATTTCTTATTGCACATTTCTCTTACAGTATGACTGGTACAAATGGCAGATAGAAGTTTACCACCTAGATAATTAAAACCGAATGGTTGACTTGGTACAATTACAAAACCCATAACACAAGCAGTATTGAATCGTTTAGCAGTATCTTCCTGCTGAATCCAGACCTGTCCTAAGAGTTCATTTCGAGGTTTCATATAGATTACTGGTGAACCTAACCGAATGAAACCTAGAATCTTTCCTGAGTTCTTCTCTTTGACAGCCAATTGTATATTCTTACCAACTGGTGCCTTATTGATGTGGGAACTGGTAATGGCAAGCAATGTTTCAAACTGAGCATTTGGTATTTCACAAACTTCAATATCCATATCTTTTGGATGTACCGAGAAATCAGAAAACAAATCATCTTCTGGTGGAAACAATGAAGAAGGTAAATCTTCAAGGTTTTTTATCTTCTCATCACGCATATATTCTTCGGTACTTCCAATATTACTAAAGTAATCGTGGAATACTTTGGAACAATGTAGTGCTTGTTCTCTAGTTAATATCATACTTTAAATCCGTCAAATGATTTTTTCTGTGGTTGAATTTTGTTAAATGCGCCAACAGGTGCAGTACCAGCATCAGCAATACCTTGTTGTGCAGATTGTTCCACATCATACAATTTCATTTTGGATCTATCGACACCAATTGCAAATCGTTTGTAATAAGATGGATCATTGTATCGATTCTTCAATTGCTTTACCATAATCTGTCCGAGTTCTTCTAATTCTTCGGAAGAAATCAAAGCAAACATCAAATCGGCAGTAGCAGGAAGTCCAAAAGATTCAGAAGTATCTTCTAGTCCTGGATCGGATGATGTGAATCCGCTTCGTGTTGTTTGAGTTGCGGAAACAATTGGTACGTTATACTCGACTGCCAGTCCTCTAAGTTCTTCAGCAATCGATTTAACATATGTGTAGGAATTAATATTTGCACCAGCCTTGATACGGCTAGAACAACAGATGTTAAGATAATCAACAAAGATGATATCAGGTACAAAACTGCGTTTAAGATTAAGTTCATTTAATAATGTCCTAAAATGAGTTACAGAAGCCGATGCGGTTGGGTATTCTTTGATGATAAGTTTGCCTGTTGTCTTTTCTTTAACCCGAGCAACTTTCTTATCATACATATCTTTTGGTAAATCCATCAAATCATCCAAAGATACATTCAAAAGATTTGCATCTATTCTTTCAGCAATCTTTTCTTCAGCCATTTCCAAAGTGATATACAATACGTTTTTACCAAGAACCATACAGCTAGAAGCAACATGGCACATGAACAAAGACTTCCCAACACCGGTGCCAGCAAGAGCAATATTAAGAGTCTTAGCAGGTAAACCACCTTTAGTGATTTTATTAAAATATTCCAAATCAAATGGGATTCTTTCTTCTTTGCGATGATAGAACTCATATCGTTCATCGGAGTTTTCGAGATAATCGTGACCTACTGTGGTATCGAATGAAACGGCCAAGGCGTCCGATAATATAGAGGGAATCGCACCTTTGTCCTGATTTTTATCTTTGCCATCGAGAATTGAAATAGCCCGTAGTACACCATTATAAATCGCCTTCTCTTGGCAGAACTTTTCGGTTTTGTCAACAAGCCATTGAACTTCGGTTTCTGCTTTGCTATTTGCCTCAATTTCTTTGAGATAAGTTTCGCATCCCTCAACTTCGTCAGATGTAAGAGTACTCTTTTCTTTGACGGCAATACTAATTGCCTCAACCGATGGTGGAGAATTGTAAGTTTCCGTGAATGATGTAATTTCATTGAATAATGTCCTCTCCGTTCTGTCGGAGAAATAATCAGATTTTAAAAACGGTAATACTTTTCTTAAATAATCTTCATTATAAATCAGATTCTTTAATATCGCTTGTTCCAGCTTCATCGTATACTTCCTGTTCAATATTACTACTCATAATTTCTACCAATAAATCACCAATGTAATTCTTAAAGGTTTCATCCTTTTCTAACTTCTTTGGCTTATCGATTGGTGATTCTAACACATCGTAAGCAAAAAGTAAATGGACCTCATCACCTTTTTCTTCAAACTTAACTCTACCATATTTGTAAAGAGTGCCTTTGTACGGACCTTCTAAAAATTTAATGTGTACCGAAGCGGCATCTTCTTTTGGGTAAATATAACAGTAATCAACGCCTTCAATCATCTTCTACTCCGTTAGTAGTCTCCACTTCAAATGCTTGTTCTACTTCTTCTCTGATAATACCACCTGTTGCAATTTGGTATTTGTCTTGTACATATTGTTGGAAAGATTTCTGTTTAAGAATTGGTAACCAGAATTCTGATGTATCAGTTTCTTTGATACGGTATTTCTTATCTTCTATAACGCCAGATTCCGTATCCACCTTAGAGTACCAACCGTTGGATGGTTTGATGACATGACCTGAATCAAGAGCGATGTCAAGTAACCCACTCCAACGGCTAATACCACCATCATGACGAACGGTGACCGGAATCTTAGACTTCTCTTTAACATATCGAGACTTTTCGACATTAATGATAAAATTATATCCAACAATTTCTGTACCTTCTTTCTCTTGTTGACGACCAATAATAAAAATATTATCGGCAGAATAATATGAACCTGTACCACCACCAACGATATCTTTAGGGAACATTCCGATTTCTTTGTAAGTATGATTGACAACAATCATTGGAATATCTTTAAGTGATAAGTGTGGTGTAATCATTCGGAATAATGATTTAACTTGTTTTGCTCTTGACATATCGGCAACAGATTTGCCATCAAGTGCATCATCGACTTCTTTTTTTGATGCTAAATTACCAATTGAATCAATTACAATAATCAAATGTTCACCACGTTCAAGATTGGTGAGTTGTTGCAT